ACCGTCACTGTGACCCGCACAGACAAGGGGCTCGACAAGCTCTTGGCTGAGATCAAGACCCTGGCCCAGCTCAAGGCAACCGTGGGATACCAGGGAGCCGGTGGGCTCAACCAAGCGACTCCCGGAGGCCCGACTACGGCCGAAGTGGCAACTTGGAATGAGTTTGGGACGAAGACAATCCCAAGCCGTCCATTCTTGCGCCAGGGGCTCAACCAAGCTGGCCCCAGCCTGCAAGTCATCACCAACGACGGAGCGGACGGCTTGGTGAATGGAACCAAGGATGCGACTTCGTTTGTTGCAAGTCTCGCAAAAGATTTGAGCGACAAGGTCCGACAACAGATCTCATCCGCTGGATCTTGGGCTGCGCCTAATGCCGAGAGCACCGTAGAGGCCAAAGGTTCGAGCACTCCCTTGCATGCGGGTCATGACCGACTCTCCAAAGACTTGACCTGGGCTGTCCGCAAAGGGCAATCCGTGGTCGAGGAAGGAACTTAGAAATGGCCACACCAATCAACTTCTCAATCAGCCTCGCTGACTTCCTCGCAACCGTGGTCTCCGATGGGACTTACGCTGATTTGGTAGATACGACCAAGGTCGATACCGATGGATCCGTCCCAGCCAGTGAGATCTTCAAGTACGGTGGAGAGCTTCTGGCCAACTTGGTAGACGGGATGTTTCTAGCGACCTACCAGAGCTTGTACAAGAGCGTGAAGCTGTGGTCCGTTGCCGATGCAACAGCGAGGGACGCGCTCGGTTCCGATGACGGTCTCGCTGCGGAGGATCTCCTGTACAAGCAGGATGACACGACCCTCTGGTACTGCGTCTCTGTAGACTCGGGCAACAGCTCCACCTGGGCAGCCCTCGCGAACGTGGGCGGCCCTGGAAGCTCCACAGACAACGCAGTGGCCCGATGGGACGGGGCCGGTGGGGCAACCCTCCAAGACTCCACGGTCATCATCACAGATCTTGGAGCCGTCTCAGGAATCACGGACATCGCCCTGACGGGCACCGTGGATGGCCGAGACGTAGCTGCCGATGGGGCAACCCTGGATGCTCACGTAGCGGACGAAGCCAACCCGCACGCCACGAACCTTGGACTCTCGTTGGCCGAAGCCAACATCACCGATGGGACGGACCTGAAAGTCTCCAATGGAGATAGTGTTGTCGGTGAAGACGCCGGTTCGATCAGCTTCGATGCCGTTACTGGACTGATCCAAACCACGGATCAGTACATCACGGGCGATGTCACAATCACTGGTAAATGTACAATCGTAGGGATCCTCGATCCAACTGCGGTTGTGATTACTGAGCAATCAGCAAACCCTTGGACTCCGACAGCGGGTTACGGGGCCTTGTGGGTGAAGGACTCGAGCCCTACCGAGCTGTGGTTCACTGATGATGTTGGCACGGATCTCCAGTTGGCCTACGCCGTCGCACCGTCGTATTCGAGGGTCACGGGGTCGACGGCCCGAGGCTCGACAAACACGCGGATCTACCGCTGGACTACGCTGGCTGAGTCAGCCGGCAGCGATATCTCCTACACGGATTCGGCCGCATTCGGTGGGTCCTGGACGATCAATACCTCCGGCATTTACGCGATCAGCGCCACCCAAGAAGTGTCTGGGACCACGATCAACGTGGCAATCAAGGTGGCTGCGTTTCTGAGCAACACATTCAACGAGACATCGATCCGCGCGAACACCAGCAACGGAAACGAATCCTTGAGCGTGGCTTGGACCGGATACATCGCGGCAGGCCAGAGCATTTGGATAGCCACGAGTTCCACGACCGACCCCTTTGGCTCGTTCCCCAACTGTCGCGGCGCCGCCGTCGTGAGGGTGGGATGATGACCAATTTCGCCACCAGCCTTCTTCCCGTGACGAGGCTCAAGTGAGCGCCGCGATCGCTCGGGTAATCCGGAAGCGAAGCCGGCCCTACGTGGTGCGGCGCAGTGAGGCCGTGACAGCCAGTCCGACCACCGGGACGGCGCTTGGCGGCGAGGTCAGCACGGGCACGCTTCGCGCCCACATCCAAGGTTACGACGGCCCTCGCCGAGTGGACGCCATCGCGGGAGTCGGCACCGCCGGGATGATCAAGGTCTGGGTCGCCAGCACCAACACCGTCATCCTCGACGACCTGTCTGATGCGGGTGTTCTCCGCTCCGACCCTGGCGAGGGTGGCTCGGGTCCGCCGGGCGACATCATCGAGTACGACGGCCACGACTGGCTGGTCATCGAGCGAACCGACTGGGGCACAGATGGCTCGCACCAGCAGTACCTCGCCCGAGATGAGGGGGCGACAGCGTGATCGAGCAGAGCTGGGACTCGGTCGAAGCCGCGTTGCACCGGTGGGTCCGGGAGAGCACGGGGATCCCAGCGACGGCTGTCCACTGGCCGATCAAGGGACTCGTGCTCCCGCGTCCTCCGGCCGCCACCTTGAGCGTCATCGGAGAGCGGTCGTTGACCCTCCCTGGATCTGGCGAGAAGCGGACCGCCCAGGCCGTCGTGTGGACTGTGGCGGTCACTGCCGGACCAGGAACGCACACGCTCGAGCTGCTCGTGGGCAGTTCCGACACGCCGGCCGCGACCGCGTCGGTGACGATGCCGGGGGGAACGTCCCTCGAGGCTGCCCGCGATGCGCTCTTGGCCGAAGCCATCGCGCAGTTTGGCGACGTCACCGTCGAAGCGTCCGGGGATGACGCACTCACGCTCACGGGTACGTCGACCTTGATGGTCTTCCACGTCTCGGTCTCGAGTGCACTCTCCCGCGAGATTACGGCGGGTCCGCAGCAGGTTCTCCGACTCACTTCCACCGAGCTCGTCATCAGCGTCGACTTGCGGTCCGGTTCGGCGACGGGCAACGGGACCGCACGGATGCTCGCCGCTTCGGCCAAGCATGGCATGCGGGACTTCGACCGGCTGATGCGTCGAGTCGGCTGGAGGTTCGGCGCCGTGCTACGTGACACCCCAAGCTATCTGGCGGACGCGACCGAGAGTCGCCACGTCCTCGATGTCCAGATGTTCGGCTACTTGGTCGACATCCGCGGACCTCGTCCCTGGGTCCGCAAAGCTCGAACTGTTCTCTCCGCGGGTGGGATCACTTCCACCGCAACAGCGTGACCACTATGGCCCTCAGCAGTCACATCACCGTCACCTCCACTGTTACCCCCACCTCGCCTGCTCCGTCGCAGCGGCAGAAGGTCGCGTGCTTCGTGGGGGTCCACAGCGTCATTGCTGAGGCCGTCGCCTCGTACACGACCCTTGCCGAGATGGTCGCCGAAGGGTGGTCGAGTTCCGACGTCATCTACAACATGGTGGCAGACATGATGGCCCAGAAGCCCGAGGGTCGGCGACCGACCAAGTGGTTCGTCGGGAAGCGTGCGGCCGCGGTTGCGGCGGTTTGGGCCGTCGACGTCATCGCCACTGCGGACGGGGTCGTCAGCATCCTCGATGGTGACGTCGTCGTGGCCACGTTCACCGCCTCAAGCAACACCGCGACCGAGATCAAAGACGGCCTAATCGCGGCGGGCGCCACCGGCTACACGCTCGCCTCTCTCGACGCCGACTCCCTGTCGGTCACTCGGGGTGAAGCTGGGGTGCCCATGACTCTCACCGCCGGAGGGGCCCTCGCGGCTAACCTCGACGTGAATGAGACGACTCCGGCCGCGGGCATCTTTGCCGACCTGACGTCCATCAACGCCGCAATGCTTGGTGGCAAGACGATCGGAGCGCAGGTCTGGAACTACGAGGTCGCTCCGGGTCTTGGCCCGTACGGACTCGCCGAGCTCGCTCGCTGGACGAACGCCGACGGCAAGCACGTGGCCGGCACTCAGTCGTCCGACGCCAACATCATCGATGATGGCTCGAGCGCCGACGGTCCCAGCATCATCAAGGCCCTGGGCTTCGCGCGGACCGATGTGGCCCACCGCAGTTCGGCCACGGACTACGTGCGAGCGATGGTCCTGGGGCATGTGCTCCCCGCCAGCGCCGGGTCGGTCAACTACAACTGGCGCAAACTGACCGGGTCCACGCTGGCCACGGTCACCGACGGGTCGGTCGTCAACACGCTGCGAGCCAAGCGTGTGTCCTTCGCCGAGCTCATCGATGTCGACGGGCAGGTCAAGTACTTCGGCGGCCGGGATGCCACCGGGCAGCCGATGTACCACTGGTCGGCGATCGACAACTGGAACGACAACATCGTCTCTCGTCTGGTCTTCGAGCAGTCCACGAACGACGCAATCGACTTCGATGACGACGGTATCGCTGCCACCTTGGTCGCCGGGATCCGGGCCGAGATGGACGCGATGATCGTCGCGGGCACGCTATTCCCGGGCTACACGGTCACCGCTCTGCCGGTGGCATCCGTCCCCGACGCCGAGGTGCTCAGCGGCGACTACCAGACCACCGGGGTCATCTTCGTCGACGCCTTCCTTCGCATCTTCACCGACCGAGTCCGGGTCTCCGGGACGTTCTCGATCGCTTCCTGATCTTGAACCCCCCGACCGACGGAGAACACCACCATGGCCATCGTCATCGATCCGAACACCCTCGTCCTCGTCGTCAACGGAGCGCAGATCAAGGACTTCCCAGCCACGGGTACGATCCTCGACATCGCACCGGGGCAGGCCCCCGCGACCTATGTCGCCAGCTTCGGCCGTGATGCCGCCGTCATCGGCCCCGAATGGTGGACCGTCTCGGTTACCGTCGAGTCTGGGAGTGTGGGCGACAACTGGTTCGAACAGAGCATCCGGGCGTTCCGGAGCCTCAAGAGCCTGTGGTCCATGTCCGCCGAGCGAGGTGGCAATGTGCTGTTCTCGTCGGTGGGCATGGTGCCAACGACCATCCCCAACATCGTGCTGGCCGCGGACGGGCTGCCGATGCGCACCTGGGTTGCGTCGGGCAAGTGCCAGGTCGCGGCGACCGCTGGCATCTACGTCGCCGCTCCGACCCTCACCGCCGAGCAGGTCGCGAGCGCATGATCCAGACGCAGGCACCGATCAACACGCCCTGGGTGGACGCCACCGTCGATGGGCGCGCATACAAGATCCAGCCGTTGGGGTGCGAGCAGGCGTTCGAGCTCGACGCTCACCTACTCCACCTTCTCGGCGAGGGCCTGGCCGCACTCTTGGCGTCGGGCCTCGATGGGCTTCTCCCCGCGCTGCTCCTCAACGTGGCCGAGAAGTTCGAGAAGGCCCAGTCCATGGAGGAGGTCCGGCTCAAGTTGGACAAGATCATGGACCTCGACCTCGGCAGTCCGGACATGCGCGAGTTCATCGGCCGCATGATCTCCAGCTGCGCGCCAAAGGTGGCCGACCTGGTGAGGGAGACCATCCCCACGGTGGCGAACCGGGTCTCACCATCGCAGGCGCGGGAACTCGTCCGCATCTGCGTCTTCCGCCACGTGAAGTGGCGGACCGCGACCGGGCACTTCGTCGACATCGAGAACTGGTCGGACTTCGACAACGCCCTCGCCATGGTCGCCCAGGGGCACGCCCGACAGCGCCACAAGTGGGGCCTGCTCATCCGGGCCATCCAGGTTACCTGGGGCCCCTCTGGCGCCGTCGCCCCTACGCACCCGGCGGGCGAACGGCAGGACGAAGCCGGGCAGTAGCACCACCTCCGAGCGCGACACTGGCCAGGTCTTACGCCTCCGCCATCTCGGCGGCCGGGCACGCCAGCTCGGTCCGAGAGGTGCTCACCGAATGGACGCCTGGCGAGGTCTTGGCCCAGGCGGACGAACTCGCGTACCAGAACGCGCTCGCAGCTGCCGAGGTTGACGCGGCTCGAGGGGGAAGCTGATGCGTCTCCGCGAACTCATCGTTGCGATCAAGATCAAGGCCGAGACCAAGGGGGCCGAACGGGTAGAGAAGGTCCTCGCCGAGATCACCCGGCACGGCAAGGTCCTCGAGAACACCCTCGACAAGGCTGCGAAGTCGGCGGGCCGACTGGACAAGGAGCAGGGAAGGCTCGCCAAGTCCGGCAAGGCCAGCGCACGCGGACTCGATGCGTTCGCCAAGTCGGCGAAGAAGGCCGAGGACGCGGCCGACCAGGCTGGCAAGGCGGCAGAGCGGGCCGGGGACAAGATCGCCAAGGCCGGTCGCAAGGGGTCGGGCGGCGGACTTGGAAGCAAGCTGCGCGACGCAGACTTCGGTGGGGCCGGGCGGAACGTAGCTGCCGGCCTGGGCGTGGCCGCTGCTGCTGCCGGCGTTGCCGGCGGGTTCGCGCTCAACATCGCTGCAGAGCGCGAGTCCCTCCGCAAGACACTCGAGAACCTCGAAGGCGACGAGCAGAAGGCGCGGGACACCTTTGGCCGCATCGAACTGTTCGCCGCGAAGACCCCGTTCGCCATCGAGGAGGTCACCGGCGCGCTGATCAAACTCAAGGCTCAGGGCCTCGATTCCACTGACGACGCACTGCGAAGCTACGGCGACCTGGCGTCGACCTTCGGCAAGTCGATGGACGACATCGTCGAGGCTGCCAAGGACGCGACGACTGGCGAAAACGAGCGCCTGAAAGAGTTCGGGATCACCGCCCGGACGGTCGGAGAGAAGGTCACCTTCACGTTCAAGGGGCAGGCGACCACCGTCTCCAAGAACAGCGAGGAGATCGAGAAGTACCTCATCAGCTTGGGCAAGATCCCTGGGGTTGCCGGCGCCATGTCGGGGCAGATGGACACGCTTCGCGGCGTGTTCAGCAACTTCAAGGACGCGATGTTTTCGGCCATCGATGAGACCGTCACGAGCAGCGGCGCGCTTGAGGAAGCGAAAGGCCTGCTCGGCGATTTGGTCGGCGTCGGCACGGAGGGCGCGAGCGTCTTCGGTGAACTCCTCGTCGAGGGGCTACGCGACCTCCGCAAGTGGCTCAACTCGCTGACCAAGGAGCAGGTCAAGGCGTGGTTCGAGAGGATGGCGAAGGCCGGCAAGACCGTCATCGAGATGGTCTTCGGTCTCATTACGGCGATCACTCAAATCGTCACCGCATTCGCGGAGTTCGCCGAGGGCGCCACGGGGACGGACCAGGCCATCCAGGTGCTGATCATAGCCCTTGGCGCGCTCATGCTCGCCGGTGGTGGTCTGCCTGGCCTGTTCATCGCCATCGGCGCGGCAGCGATGAAAATGGGGATGGACTCCGCGAGCTCGGCGGGGAACTTCCGGTCGCTGTACTCGGAGTGGAGGAAGACCTCGGCGATGTGGAGCATCAAGGGGCTCATGGGCGCCGATGGCGAGACATCGACCGGCGACTTCGTCAAGAACGCTGGGGAGGATAGCTCCTTCGATCAGGAAGCGATCGATGGTGTTCGGAAGGCAAACCAGACCGGGTTCGGCGAGGAGTTCTTCCGCTCCGGCGAACAGCAACTCCAAGACATCGGGGTAATCTCGACCGATGGCGGCTTGGATTCGAAGGTCGCAAACCAGAAGAAGATGGCTGGCCGCTCGGCTGACGAGGTGCTTGCCACCAAGGCGGGGGGCACACGGATCGGCGTCAACCGGGAAGCCGCACAACTCCTCGACAGGGCACAGCGCAAGGCAGAGAAGGACCTGTCGAAGATCGCCAGCGACGCCCGGAAGCGCGGGCTCGATGCGCAGGCCGTCGACACGATCGTGAGTGCTCGTCGCGTCGAACTCGAATCCCGGACCCAGAAGGCTGCGTCGACCTTCACCCAGTCTCTGCGGAAGGGCGGCGACATCGACAAGGCGATCGAGGCCGGCCTCGGTGAACTCGATGACAAGAAGGCCAAGGGCAAGGGTGGCGGCAAGAAGAAGAAGGCGGCGGGGAAGGACAGCGACATCCTCCAAGCACTGGGCCTCACTGGTGCGGGGTCGATCCTCGAGAACCGTCCAGCTCCACAGTCGCTGATGATCCAGACCACGATTGTGGCGAAGGCGGCTGAGCGCATCGAGGTCACCATCACGATGCCCAAGGGCTCGACGCTGACCGAGACCAACGAAACTGTGGGCAACGAGATCGGCAAGGCGGTCGATGAAGGAGCCCGAAAGCAGCTGCTCGAGATCTTCGATGACGCGTGGAAGCTTCGGTGGGATGCACTCGCCAAGGCTCGAGGCGGGGGCCGGACCCCCAAGTCGAGCAAGCGTCGAGGGGGCACCCCATGACGGACCCGATCGAGGTTGCAGCCAGCGCGCTCGACGTGATCTTCGCCGAGGAGTTGGAGAACGTCCGGACCTGTTCGCCGATCGTGATCGCCAACTTCTCGCCGCTCGCCGTGGCGACGTGCGACGGGCAAGCCATTGTCCCGGACCAGCTTCCGAACGGGGACCCGAGCATCTGTCCCCTGCTGACCGAGCGACCTATCTGGTACCCCGGTGGCGCCGGGTTCTACATGCGATGGCCGCTGGCTCCGCTCGACGTGGCGCTGGGACTGGTGTCAGACCGGTCGCTCGCAGCTTGGTCGCTTGCGCGGGTTCCTGGTGAACCGTCGGCCCCGGTCCTTCCGCACTACCACAACATCTCCGACCTGCAGGTCCTCCCTCTCACCGACCAGCCCGGGATCCCCGACGATGACCCTGGACTCGCTACCGACTTCGTCATCGGAGGACCAGCTGGCGTCGCCATTCGGATTGCGACGACCGGAGAGATCACTCTCACCACCGCGGCCGCGACCATCACCGTGGGCATCGACGGGACAGTCGATATCGACGGTCCAACGGTGAACGTCGGCGGTGTGGGTGCACTCGCGCTAGCCAAGGCTGACGCGCTCACCGGGGCAGTGGACGCCATGCTCGCAGCGCTTGTCATCGCGGGTGCAGGTGCCGGGTACGCGGGCGCCGGCACAGCGCAGACCGCCTGGAACGGTCTCAAGTCAACGATCGCTACCACGAAGGCGAAGGGGGTCTGAGTCATGGGCTTCCCCTACAACCCGTACAAAGACAGCAGCGTCTACCTGGGCCTGCTCCAACTACCCCACGTCACCAACGTGACGTTCAGTGCGGAGTGGAACCAGACTGAACTCCCGATCGAGCGGGGCGCGCTGATTGTCGACCACCGACGCAAGCTTCCTCGCGGCATCACGGTGAGCGGCTATGTCACCGGGCAGATCGAGTTGGTGCCCACGTCTGGCGCCGGCGTTTTGCTCGACAGTTCGGCTGTGCGGCGACAACTCGAGATCATGGCTGACCTGGGCCAGACGTTCATCTTCAAGTGGCTCGACCGGGTGGTCCCGAACATGTCGATCCTCTCCATCGAGGAGGACAACGACGCGGCCGCGCGCCGGGACGACATGTGGTCGTTCTCGTTGCAGCTCGGCGAGACCCGCGTGGCGACTTCGACCATCGTGCCTGCAGGTGCCGTCGACCCAGCGCTGGCCGACGTCACCGCGGCGCCCCTCGATGGTGGGCCGCAGGCTGGGACAGCGGTCGGCCCCGACATGGCAGGGAACGTCACTGGCGTCCTCGGAGGCGGGGTGTAGCCCATGCAGTACCTCGGACTCGGACTCGCGGGCGGCGACGCCATCAAGCCCACGGAGCACACCCTCGACGGGCGCAAGTACCTCATCCAGCTTCGATGGATCGGGCGCGCAGCGGCGTGGCTGCTGGACATCCGCTCGGGCGCCGGCGTGCTTCTGCTCGCCGGTCTCCCCGTACGGGTCGGGCAGGACATGCTGCGGCCGCACGTCGGGGAGGCTCTCCCCGGACGGGGCTACGGCGCGCTGGTGGCCATCGACACGTCAGGCTCCGGCACCGACCCCGGCCGTGACGACCTCGGGACGCGGGTCGTGCTGGTCTACGTCCCGGCTGCGGAGGTCCCATGATCACCGTTCCGCAGCACAACGCCCAGCTGACGATCATCAACACGACGAACACCTGGGTCTCGGCTCCCTCGGTACCAGGGACCGAGGGACCGGCGATCTCGTGGTCAGTGGTCAAGAGCGCCGGGCAGGAGCCGAACACGGCTGAGATCACCATCAGCAACCTCTCGCCGGCCTCCGTCGCGGCCATCACGAACACGGTGAAGCAGGAGATCATCTTCGGCCCGATCGAGCTCGCCGCTCTGGCAGCGGCCGGGGCATCGACCGCGCCATCCGTGATCACCAACACGAACCTGGGGATCGCCAGCGTCCAGCTCATGGTCGGCTACACCGGCCTGCCGTTGTGGCTCTGGTACGTGGGCCAGTCCACGAAGATCGAGACGAGCCGGGACAACCCAGAGACGTCGCTCAAGCTCGTCTGCGCGGACCATGGCGACGGCGTTGGAGCCGGGCAGGTCTACCCGCCCAAGACCTACTCCAAGGGGAGCAAGGTCTCCTCGCTGATCATGGACCTGATCTACGCAATGGGGCTGAGTGCTGACCCCGCAACCATCGAGGTCGGGTTCCTCGCAGCGGCCTCACGATTGGGGAAGGTCGTCACCAGCACGACCCAGCTCTTGGTCCCATACGTCTCAGCAGGTTCGGCCCGGAAGCAACTCGACCAACTGCTCACCGCGCTCGACCTGACGTGGATGGTTCTCGACGGCATCTTCTACCTGCTCACCCCAGACAGCACCTTGCCCGGGTACGCCCCGCTGATCTTCACCCCCGCGGACGGGACGCTGGTCGGCTCTCCTCGGATGGTCGAGGGCGGCGCGCTCGAGGTGGACACGACGCTGCGACCCGGCCTGATCCCCTGGCGGGCAGCCCAAGTCATGGCCACAGGGCTCGGGGCGGCGGCCTACCGGATTCGCTCCATCCGGGCGAGCGGCTCGACTGAATCCGGCGCTTCGGCCACGGCCAGGCTAGAGGTGTTGCAGACCATCCCGGGGGTGCTCTGAGCTATGGCGACCATCGACATCGACACAGACACGGGACTCATCCGGCGGCCAATGCGACGGGTGTCCGGGGCCGCAGAGTTTCGGGTTCGGGCTTGGGTCGAGTTGATCACCATCCGTGGTGAGTGGCTGACCAACATCGAGAGTGGGCTCGACTATCAGGCCATGTTCGACGGAGCTGAAGACGCCGACATCGCAGCCGATGTCGCCACGCGTCTGCAGCTGATCCCCAACTTCCAAGACCTCCCGTATCTCCCGGAGATCACCCGATCCATCAACTCTGATGATGGCCTCTACGACCTGGCGATCACCGCAACGGTGACAGCCTTCGACACACCGATCACCGTGAGTGTGGGGACGACGCTATGAGCCTGACGAACGAGGGCCTGACGATCCTGACCTACGCCGAGCGGCGAGCATCGCTGGCAGAGCAGATCAGGGGACTGGCGGGAGGCAACACGCCGATCGACGAGGGGACCGTCGAGGGGGATATCCTCTCGCTGCTGTCGCTCGGCATGACCGAACTGGCCGAGTTGCTGGTTGCCGTTCACCTGGCGAGTTACCGACGGTCGGCCAATGGGACTGCCCTCGATCGGGCACAGGCTTGGCTGATCGGCTCCCGAATCCGTGCGGCTCCCTCGACGGTAGACCTGCCCCTGACCGGGACCGTGGGTGCGACGATCTCCGTCAACTCCGCGGCCAAGCCGACTGGCTCCGACGTGCGGTGGCTGCTCCAGACCGAGGTCACGCTGGACGGGGCGGGTGAAGGCACGGGGACGTTCGCGGCCGAAGACAACGGCGCCATCGCTGCGCTGGCGGCTACCACCTGGACCATCGCTACCCCCGTTGTTGGCTGGTCCACGGTCGGTCCCAACGCGGCCGATGCAGACCCCGGCCGACTCGACGAGAGCGACGAGTCCTACCGACTTCGGGGCTCGAAGGCGGCCCAGGGTGGCGAACTCGAGAAGGCTGCATGGGCAGTGGACGGGGTGACCCTGGTCTCGATCATCGAGAATCCCACTGATACCCCTGACGCGTACTGGCAGGAGACGCACTGGGCAGAACTGCTCATCGTAGGTGGGACCGATGAGGCCATCGCCGCGGCCCTGCACGCAGCGCGGGGTCCAGGCCGGCAGCTGGTCGGGAACACCGCGGTCGCCGTCTCGGCGCCAAACTACCTCCCAAGTGGGACCGTCGACCTCCGGTTCAGTCGCGGCATCGACGTCGACGTCTACATCAGCATCGTCGTCGCCAGGGGCGAGGGCTACCCGACGTCGACCGGTGCCGCAGCACTTGCTGCTCGGGAAGCACTGTTCAAGGCTGCGGTTCTGGACTGGGCCCTCGGCAACCTCGGTCCCGGCGGCAACGTCTACGCGGGCGCCATCGCAGCGAGTGCGTTCACCGCGGTGCCGGGCGTCAAGAGCCTCACCGTCCTCGTCGACACGGCCTCGCCCCCCGCTGCAACCGAGGTCGTGATCGCGCTGCGTGACATCGCCATCGTCGACACCAGTCGGATCACCGTGACGGAAACCTGATGTCGGACTTGTGCGGCAACGACTGGGGAGACTTGTGGGGGAGCGAGTACCCGCCGTGTGACCCAGTCGACCCCGTCGTCGTGGCGCGAGGTCGAGCTCGGCAGCGGATGCTTGAGGACCCGTTCTTCGATGCACTCGTTCGGGTCACGGGCGCAGCTATCCACGAGATCGAGGTGGATGCCTGGGCCTTGCTGCATCGCATCACGCCGGGAGTTGCTACCGGCGTACCGCTCGAGCACCACGGCGAAGACTTTGGTCTCCCAAAGGTGGACCTGAGCTGGGACTCGACCCGCTACCGCGAGATCCTTGGGGTCTGGCTGCCTGCCAACTTCGGATCGAAGTCGGTGCCCAAGCTGCTCGCGCTCCTCGAGGGGCTTGCGGACGGCGAGTCTTACTCCGTGGTCGAGGCGTTCCCGAGCAAGACCATCATCAGCGTCACCGGCCTCGACGCGGACCAGGCGTCGATCTGGGCTCAGGTGCTGGAGGGGGCGCGGCCGAAGACGGTCCTGTTCTGGCTGACCTATGCGACTGCCCTGCCCGGCCCATTCATCGTGGGAACGAGTGTGATCGGCGGTCCACATGTGATCAGCGGAGTGTTGGTGCTCGGAGCGTAGAGCATGGCCGAGAGCATCCCAACTACAGCAGCAGGCACCCACGACGATCCCACCTGGGCGGAGTCGGGGACCTTCTCGGCGTCGGCCTACCAGAGCGCAGGTATCCCGGACGGCGCCATCCTCGACAGGCACACGCTCAACTATCCACGACGTTTGGCGGCTCGCTGGATCCGGGCTCTCCGGGACCGGTCGTTCCCGTCGGACGCTGGGTTCTTCCAGTCCTGCATGATCCAGGGGGGCGCCTGGAACCTGACTGCGGGCACCCTCGACGGCACGCTGACCGCGTCACGAGTGATGATCGATGCGTCCGGGGATGGAGGCGTCCAGGTCCCGTTCATCGTCACGCTCGCTTCGCCCAACACGTTCACGGCCTCCAGGCACACCTACGTCAACCTCAACGAGGTTGGGGTCGTCGAGTACCAGGCGGTCCCACTCGGAGACCCCGCGCCGACGCCGTCCGCGGGGTACGTCGCGGTGTGGAGGGTCGCAACGGACGGAACCCAACTCACCGCCTCGGATGTGCTCGTCTTCGACGTCCCCGCATTCCGATCTGTGAAGGCGATCGGGATCGACGTGAGCGGCGATCTCACGGTGGCAGGATCTGCCGATTTCGATACCGTGAGCGTGTCTGGGGTGACCACGCTCGAGGACCTTTCGGTCGAGGGCGACACCACGATCGGGACGGGATCGGGCGACGCGCTCGAGGTCAACGCCACGTCGACGTTCCTCTCGCCAGTGATCGTCTCGGCGACCTTCACCGCGAGCGGGAACATCAACCTCGGAGACTCTGCAGCAGACGCGCTCGAGGTCGGTGCGTCCTGCGAGTTCCTCGCTCCGGTTACGGTGTCGGGCACGTGCACGTTCGACGGGGCAAGCACCTTCACCGTCACTGCCACATTCAGCCCCTCGACAGTGGACACTACCGCGGTTTCGGCGATTGCTTCGGGGATTGGCACCGCTGTCTCGGCCGTCGCCTCGGGGAGTGGGCCGGGTCTCGTCGCTTCGTCGGACACGGGCTACGCGGCACAGTTCAACGCTGACGCCACGAGCCCGGCCAAGGCGGCCGTATACCTGGCGCCGCAGGACGCGGACGCGAGCTCACCCGCGGGTGCTGGCGGCGACCTCATGCTCAACAGCAGCCGGGCCCTCGGGAAGCTGCGGTTCACGGATGGGGTCGGTGTTTGGCAGAGTGTCCACAGTTCACCCAAGGGGTCCGTCAATGAGTTCGCCAACGGGAGTTCGGGCACCGCGGGGAACAGCGGCGACTTGGCGGCCATCACCATCAACGCGGAGCAGACCGGCCAAGTTGTGATCGAGGCTTCTGGGTTCTTCTCGATGACACTGGATACCTACACCTTTGACCTACAGATCCGTGACACCACTCTCGGGGCCACGATCGCTACGATCACTGTGCCGGTGGCAGTTGCGGGCGAGGCATCGTCGCAGGTCCTCCGATACGTCTACACGCTGCCGGCGTCAGGAAGTCGTTCTTTCGCCATGCGGGTGAACGGCAACGGGGCCGCCCTCGTCACCCGGTCTGCTTGCGTGCTCAGTGTTCGCG